GAAGATTGAACGCTTTGAATATGCTGGTGGGTTGATGGCAACATCAAGACCATTTTGCAGAAGTATGTTGGGATTACAAATGACTGAAGAAGAAATACAGAACATCTGGAATGGAGAAACTTGGGCAGGAAAAGAGCCTGGTGATCCTTTTGTAGTGCGTGGTGGATACAACTGCCAACACTATTGGGTGCCTGTAGAAAACTTTGAAGAAGAGTAAAAGGATAAATAAAGCTATATAGAGATATATAAGTTTTGTGCAATTGCACACAACCCTAACTTAATAAAGGAATATTGACATGACAATTGAAACTCATGGCGCAGAAATGCAAACTGAAACTGTAGACACTGGGGATACAGCAACAGGCCAAAATACAGAATCCCAGGTTGAAGCCACTAAAACATTTACCCAAGAAGAAGTAAATGAATTAATTGGCAAACGTGTTGCCCAAGTTAACAAGAAGTTTGAAAATGTTGACGTGGATGAATACAAAGCACTCAAAGGCTTGAAAGAGCAGATTGAGGAAGAGCAACTGATTAAGAAGGAAGACTTTAATGGTGTTCTTAAGAAGCAGAAAGAAAAGTCAGAAGGAGAAATTCTGAGACTTAGAACTGAACTTGAGACAATCAAAATTGATGGTGCATTAATTGATGCGGCATCTAAAGCCAAAAGTGTTGCACCTAATCACGTAGCTCAACTACTGAGAGGAAACATTAAACTAAGTGAAGATGGACAAGTAATTGTTACTGATGCAGAAGGTAAACAACGTTATACGGATAATGCAGATCCCATGACAGTTCATAACTTAGTAGAAGAATTTCTAGCAGGTAACCAGTATTTTAAGAGCGCAGGACCAAGTGGTGCGGGCTCTACGGGTAATACAATTAACGCTGATCAAACAGATTTTGATTTAGCACAACTTGACTTAAACAAGCCTGAGCATAGAGAAATCTATAAAAAGATGAAGGCTCAAGGTAAAGTTTAAATTTATAATATATAAAGGATAAAATATTATGGCAAACTCAGCATACGGATCAGGCATCAACTTAGATGCAATGGTGGTCCCAGTTCAAGCAGCAACAGTATTTGCTGCACAAGAGAATTCATTATACCTACCAGGTTTATTGATTCCAACAGTAGAAGTTCCAGCAGGATCAGCCTCAGCTCAAGTAGCTGTTATGGGTTCAGTAACTGCAGATTCAATCTCAGCAGAAGCAGCTCCAGGCGTAGATTTTGAAACTCTACTTCCATCAGATACAAAGAAACCTATTACTTTGGATCTATTAGCAGCACGCACAGTTCTACGTGACCTTGGTGGCATTGACACTAATGACATGGGTAGAATCATGGGTAACGCAATTGCATCTAAAGTAGACGCACTTGTATCAGCTAAACTTGGTCAATTAACAGCCCAAGAAGCAACAACTAATCTATTAGATGAATTGTATGAAGCAATTGGAACAATCCGTGCCGCAGGTGAAACAGGTCCACTTAATTGTGTAGTTTCAGCAGCAGCATACCAAGGCTTTATGACAGTAATTGGTAGTTCAGCATTTGCTGGCGGTGAAACACAAAACGCAGCAATGCGTTCAGGCTTCATTGGCATGATTGCAGGAACTCCATGTTATGTATCTTCACACTTAAATGACACTAACACAGGCCTTACAGACACTAAATTTGCAGTGTTCTCAGGTGACGCACTACGCATGGCTATGCAAGGTGGAGTTAATGTTGAAGTTGAAAGACGTGCAGCAGCAGTTGGTAATGATATTGTTGCTTCAGCAGCATTTGGTGTTGACGTTATTGACGCAACACGTGGTGTTATTGTTCAAGACGCAGCATAATACAGCTTAAAGCAAACTGGAGTGGGCAACTGCTCCAGTTATTTTACAGGAGAAGAAAATGGCATTTGCTACAAATACAAATTTAGAAGAATACGCTCCAGAAGTTTTCCAACAAGGAGTTGATGATTGGACAGAAGAACTGGCCAAAGCACAGACTGATGTTATCAACATGATTCAATTCAAATGGTGGAACAAGTTCTATAGCCGTAGTGAATTTGACAGTAGTAAATTAGTTGAAGCACAGTGGACTAAAACTACAGTATATCAAGCCTTATACGGTTATATTCTGCCAAGGTTATCTACGTTTAGACCAGAAGGTGATCCCTACAGAGAACAATTATCTTTTTATAAAGATAGGTTCACTGAAGAATGGGAACTACAATTTGGTGTAGGAATAAAATATGATTTTGAAGATGACGGAACTATTGACAACTCAGATGTCAAACAAGTAAGTCAAAATAGGTTGTATAGATAATGGCACGCAGAGAAGATATTTTAGTAGAAATAGTTCAGCGTCTAAAGGCGCAACGCAGTGTGAAACTTGGTGTAGTTCAAAGAGATCCTATTGTGATTGAAGAACTTGCCGCAACTGCCTTTCCTGCTGTTTACATTGAAACCACAGATGAAGAAATTGAAGATATTACTATGTCAATGGGTGCATCTGGGTTAATGCGTAAAGGGTTAATGGAAGTCAGCATTGTGCTAGTAGTGGGTGGAAGAGAACGTGATACGCAAAGAAATATTGCCGTAGAAGCTATTGAAAACACACTAATGGCAGATAGAAGTTTAGATTCAACTGTAGAAGACATTAGGCTCACGAGAGTTGAAACTATTACAACTGGTGAAAGCGCCCCTTTTGCAAGTTGTGGAATAATATTCACTGTAGAATATTGTTACCAATTAAATAATACATAAAGGAGATAATACATGGCATGTATATCAGGAAAAAATGGTGCTTTGTCAGTTGATAATGGATCTACTAATGTAGCTCAATTAACTGCTTGGACTATTACACAAAACGCAGAAACAATTGAAGCATCTTACATGGGTGCTGATTGGAAATGCATCAAACCAGGACACTCAAGTTGGGAAGGAACAGCGGAAGCTATCTTTGAAACAACTGAAGTATATCCAACAGTTGGAACAGTAGTGCAATTGATTGCTTATGAAATAGCAGGAACCACTACTTACACAGGTGATGCAATTGTTACATCAATTGAAACATCAGTAGGTGTTGAAGATATGATTACTGTATCTTTATCATTCACAGGTGATGGCGCATTAGTAACAGCGGCATAAGAACGGGAGGACAAGTCAATGG